GCACTGATGGCCCAGCGCAGGCTGAGGTACTTGTACTCAGCCTGAGGGAGCGGTGTTCATCGCTCTCCGGACCACGCATCATAGAATTTGTGACCTGCTGATAAACTCGAACCATGTTCGAGAATTAGCAATAAATTCATGACACATGGTCCAGGATCACCGAATCAGGTGATCCCCTCCCCGGCCACCGGGGAGTAAGTTTTTGTTTAGGACTACTAGCAGAATCCTGATCTGCTACTTTTGTTATAGGGGTTATAGTCCCCCGGGCTGACGCCCTATGCAAGGGTTGACCCAGGAGGGTCCACGGCAAATAGGTAAAACGACGGTGCCGCCTGGAAGAAGTATAGTCCGAAATCTTCTCCAGTTGACACGTACCGCACAATAGCCGGGTTTTGGCCCGGCGCACTATCTACGTACACCTCATGTTTAGGTGCTAAGGAATCATCGTCAGTAACACTAAGTTTCCGTGCAGGAGAAAATCGATAATACGTATAGAACGGTATTTCGACCTCTAGCACTGGATTCTTGTCTATTGGCGTTGTTTGTGCACCTGCCCAAGTATGCGTTGAAAGTGTTTTAAATCTTTCGGCAGTAAGTGCTGATTGCGTACCCTGCGATGTGGGCAGCGTCGTAATCGATATTGGTATGTCTCTGTTGTTTCGACGGCTAACTGTCATGTAGCCGTTACCGATTCCTACCGGGTTGTCGGGGGCGAAGAGATACTTAAATCTTATGCCCCCACGCCGGCCTAAAAAAGCAGGCGTGTAATATGTAAGATGAGTTACTCGGGCGAACTCAAATGGTGTTGGGTTGACTGGCGTCGTTGTTGCTGTGAACGTCGGGTACGGCACATAGCCGTAATACTCTGGAAAGTCAGGTAGGACAAACTTCACGGTTGTGTAAGCGTCCGGGATAGTAGTGGAGTATACGTTGTTAAGCATATAACGCTTAAATATCTGTCGAAGTGATGTTACAGGGTCACCGAAATAGATATGCTGGGTGTGATCTGTAGCTCGTAAAGGAGCAGCCATAGTATCAGAAGGAGAATCAGCGATAGGTATCGTTTCATCCGTCGTGAGATCCTCATCGGCTTGCACACCCATTTGGGGAACCAGGCCCGCGTCTCTTGCCCCAGTAAGTTGGGGAAAAAGAGAGATCCGGTTGAAATACCTCGGATCGGGGGAAGCTACCTCGAAATCTGGTCCTGCACTCACTGACACCAAGATTGAGACCGGAGGAATATCTGCCGCTGGAGTTGTCAATTCGTTCATCACGAATACAGACAATACTCCATTAGCTTTTCCATCCTCAGGACCGGGATGTCCGGTTCCATCGGTCAAAACCAAGGTAGTAGTAAAAGGATCCATCCTCTCAAGATAGGACTGCCTTTGGCCCCATTTCACATCCATAACAAAATCGCGATCGTTGGCCAGATCTAGTACGTGCGTGTATTGCACTAACTCATCTTGAACACCATCAAGATAAGGATCATAAACGATCTTAAGTCTCCCTTTGTGGAAGTTACTCGCTGCGATTTGGAAACGGTACCGAATGGTCCCTCGCCAATAGCGGAATGGATATGCTGCATAACACATAGGAGTGAAATGCATCTCAGGCCACGAATTCCCGGCCAAGGACGGGTTTACGTAGCATGTGAACAAGCGGTTTCCAATACCGTTTGTGGAAGACCAGGTAAATTGGGTAAAATAAGATTCCCTTTGTGCTATAGAAGCAATGGACATCTCATCTTCCCCGCCTATTCCTAGTACACCAGGGTCTATTGTCAACTCCTGTTTTGCATCAAAAGTCAACTTGGACACACTGTCTGGCATGTTCGAGTTAGCGAGATTGCCAGCGTATACTGGTTTGTATGGTGTTATATCCTGCAGAATCGGAGGGCGCGACATTCCAAATAATCGCGCAATATTTCCTACTGCACCGGCTGCCATAGAAGTGGCTGTGGCATATTTCCCTATTACGGGAACTTGTGCCAATTTACCGGCTGATCTTGCCAGCACGGCTGCTGGTTTGGAGATAGCACCGTCTTCCTCGTATTCATCAGTACCCATTTGGGGTACCAATGAACCGGCATCGGTTGCCGTTGGCATAGACAGCTGAACATCTTCAGCCCACACGAATACCGAAATATTGACATTGTCATCTCCTCCATTAGCATGGGATAGATTAGTGAGTGAGCCTATATCAAGCTCGCCCATCTGGTCCCACTCTGTTAGGGGGATAGACAAGGCATTTCGCATCCATGTGAATGGTAGACAAAGAGTGCCTCCTTGTGACTTCGTAGGGTCTAGCCAGACATGCATTCGCTGGCTGGCTTGAACCGCTGAAGCGGGGACAATCGATCTCCACCGTGGTAATTCGTCCAACTCATGGAGTGGACGGTATGATGCTAACGCTCTTCCGTAGTGAAAACCGTTACCGTTTATCATTATTCGCACACACAACTTCGCTCTTAAAAGATTGAAGTTTGAAATGCGATTGATGATGCGGGAGTTGTTGAAGTACACTTCCCACGGGTTGATCGTCTGGAAAAACGAAGCACCAACAGGCCACGCATAAGTGGCAATTCGTAAAGGACGGGAAAAGAAATTCGCCAATGTGGCGTCATTCATGTCGGTCATATCATGCACGTCATCATATGGTGCACTTACTGAATATTTCCAACTTTGCGTTTGGTCACTAAAGGTGACGTTTTGTTGTTGTAGCCGATTTGGCTCTAATGTTACATTTATGTTGCTAGTAATACCTATGTTGCAAGGTCACGCGGTTGTATTACTCCAGCGTGCCTTGTTGAGATCTTTGGGGGGCTCACCCACCCCTAAAAAGGGGTACCATTTTCTGGTGCCATTCTTGCAAGCCTAGTATACATATATATCTCGATTCTACAATCTACTGGTATCCAATACAAGAAGTCATTTTTAGCTTTACGTGTGCATGATTGCACACGGAGGGACAAGATTAGCTTCTTCCGCAAGCAGCCAATATTTCATCGGCATTTGGTGGGTTATATTTCTCGACCCACCTAACGAGTGCATCGTCATAGGTAACGTCCAATTGCGTGCATCCATGGTCAATTTTGGCCAAGATTGCCGCTTCTTTCAATTGCGATTGTCGCTTCTCATACATCTCACGTCCATAAAACATATAGTCCCGGATGGCATCATCTAAGGTGCTCATCGAAACTTGTTCTTTGGTCTCGTTCTTCGATTTCAGATTAGCGTACATCGATTTAAAGATGGACTCTTCTGCTTTCCTCCCCACAATCCGTTGTAACTCCGGATGAAAGAAATTCGAACGCTTCAGAAAATCTGCGTCCTCATCTCTCATATAGGGAATGGGGGTGGATTCTTTGTCGGGCATGGTAAAAATCATATCATGTTCAGCCAAAAAACTGGCTACACTAATGTGATTGAACTCATCATACCCCTTACGTACAGAACTCTTTGCATCATCTCCGTATGTACTCAGCGCGCAAACCTTACGAAACACAGGAACCTCACGGTTCGTGTATATGTAATAGTAAGCGCACCTAAACAGTAAAGAATTCACTATGGAATTAATATACACGGTCAAATTCTGACCTGATGGATTCGATCCAAAGTGCTGGATCAAGTCTCCATTGTATGCCATAAGTGGATAACAAATGTCTGTCGCGATGCCATGCATAATGGCAAGATCTTTGGCAGTGTAGTTGCCAGATGCTCGCGCAATTTCGATCATCACACGAAATGCAGCGAACATCAACTGAGCTGGCATTCGAAGGTCATACGTCTTATAGTCTCCTGCGAGGATTCGATCCTCGCCAAACTTGGATATATGCTTAGAAAGTTGTTCCCATTCCGGACCGTCGGCATTCACGCCAACAGCACACTCCGAAATCAGGGGAAACACCGACAGGATACGAGCCACAGGTAAGAAATATTTTCTTACTAGTAGTTGCATCGCAATCGGGCATCCCTGAAATACTCTCACTTTGTCCTTAGTCAGCTTAGTAGCTTCATCCTTAAGACATGCTTTGAATACTGGATAACATCTCCTGCCCGCGGCATATTCTACCTCCATCTCGATAGATCTGTCCCAAAATTTCTGGTCCAGTTCAACCGGATTTTGGTGAGTTTCATGCTCTGCGGGATCCAAGAAAGTCAGAAACTTACTCTTACAACCTGAAAGTGGAAAGCCAACTGATGTATTAGGATCCATTTTATCTATGAATCTCAATCCATCAATGCCTGCTACAGTCTCCATTCTCTCAAGAGGTCGCAAGTTTCCCTTAAGTTCGGGGAAATCATTCACAACCTTAACGAGTTCATCCATATAATCCTCAGTGGCCTTAGCCAAGAGGGTTCCCTCAACTCCAATAGAGGGGTTAAGAGAATGGGTTAGAGACTTAATCCAAGCATCTCCTTGGGAAAATTTGGGTTTCCCCCACATCTGGGGGAACCCTGTTAGATCTTCCAAGTAAGGTGCAAGAACAGACGGCTCCACTGTCGAATGATAAGTGGCTCGACCGATACACGATCCATACACTTTCCCGTTAGTTCCAACGGGTAGAGTGTTTACTGGACTCTTAGTATGTACCTTAGTCGATTGCAAATACTGAATTCCATATTCCTTGGTATTCAAGTCGCCAGTACTCGCCGAAGTCAATACAGACTTCTTGGCTTTAAGCGACTCAAACGCATCCAGGTATTGCTTCTTGGTCAAGAGGCCACTCGCTCCTGCTGTCTCTCCATTCTTTCCTGCCAAATGAAAACCCCCTATCAGGGGTCCATTGGTCTCCGTAATCAAAGTAGCCATGCACAAACCTTCGAATGTTTTAAATTCTAAGTCGTACTTAGCACCAAAATATGGAGCATCAAGAACATGTATGAGTTGCGGATTTATTCGCAAACGGGAGCGTACCAACTCTGCTTTCGAGTTCTTATACGTCAAACGCCCAGGTACGGACGAAAAACGATCAAGTGGAAAATATTCGGTGAGATCCTTCCAATCTCCTCCATTAGGAACCCAGACCAAGCTCAAATCCGTATCCGGGATATGAACACTGTGCTCCTTAGAGAGGAAACATTTGAAATTTCCACCAATACTCTCTGGATCATGTCGCACAAAACTCGTCTTCAATTCTGAACCAATGGTCCACATATGATTCGGAATGAGTGCAACATTTGACCCGGGAAAGAAGGCATCACAATGGCAGACCTTCGTCTTCGCATCGATGGTCATGTGTGCCAGATTTCCTTCCACTAAACTCTGTAGCTGATCTACTGTAGTACATTTAGACTTCGCAGAACTTGGGATAGGAGATACCTCCACCTTTGCCCAGTGGATCTTCTCTACATCTCGTGCCTCAATTTCTTTAACGCTTGTGGGCGCTAAATTTCCTTGGGGATCGGGAATTGCTTTGAATTCTCTCCATACAATAGCCAGCGCGTAGATCGTGGCTATGAAAAGTCCTGCTCCAATGATATACTGAACATGTCTATCTCTGTAGTGCTTGAAAATCGCTGGCATAGCCTTACTGTCACTCGATACTTTGTCATATAAACGACGTTTCTCGAATTCAACGGCACCAGCAATAGCTGTTAGGAAAAATCCATAAGCAATCGCAACGCATACAATACAGATCCATTTTGTCCAGAACATCCACACAAATACGAGCGGCAGCATTGATGCATAAGCATATACTGACACATATGTACAACGCGCAATAACCACTGTCAAAATCATAAAAATGATATTATTTGTGATCGTGCGCTTCACACCCGTGCGGATACTATCCTTGTTGGTCAAGTAGATCAATTTTTCAATCCATGGATGTGCTATCCATGTTTGAGGAATCCAGTTGGTCCAAGTCGCAAAAGGCGACTCTTCCAACCAATTCAAGAGGGTGACTAACCCCTCGATCCCGGCGGTCTCGACTTCTCCTAAAACGTAAGCCGAAAATGGTGTCCACCAGGCCTTGAGAGCTCTTTGCTTTTTCTTCAAAAAGTACGCGGTTTTCCATCCGAATTGGACGGTATATTCCTCATCGCATACAGAGTCATGAAATTCTTGCGAACACTCTGACATCTCATCATCCGAAGAATCGGAATCTGAATCAAGTAGCTTCAAATGTTCACAAACGCATACCCCCTGCGTGGGGTTTCTGCAATCAGGGCACAAAGTCAATTTCTTTGCCAGGTTAGTGTTGCTTTCCACAACATGCTCCTGGATTTTGAAGTGTTTTTCTGAATGTTTAGTTATCCATCTAATCACTTCAGGCAGACTCTTGTCTACCATAGGCTTCCCTTCTTCATCGCGATAAAGTTCATAACCAGTATGGTCCATACCTCCTTTCGCGGGATTCTTAATGGGAATAGCACGCTCAACTGTCACATTCCAACAATCTGGAATCAACGGAATCTGCATACCATGATCGACCTCGTAGTACTGCTGGATCTTATCGAAATCTAGCATTGTGTGAGTAGCGAACGGAGGTTTTACAGAAACTGTTAATACAATCGCATCGCGGCGATCTATAGATATTGGACAATTCGAAAACAGAGATGCACCACCATCTTTGATGTTTTTGGTTTCGCAATACAACATAGGTTGCACAGCGACTTTGCCTTTCATGTCAGCTTCTGCCATATTGGCATAAAGTTTGACATTGTTGACAATTTGCAATTTCATCCTGGTAGGTGGATTATCCACATAAGCGGCTTTGGTATTTCCAACGTCATCGTTCAATATAGCATTGATATACGATCGATAGTTCGACCAGAATTTATCAGTCTCATTCAGAGTGATTAATCGGTCATCAGTCGCTTGGTAACCATTGGAAAGTAATGTGGTCACCATCAAGATATTTGAAATAGTGGATTTACCTACTGAAGTTCCTCCGAAAATGCCGATGGAGTACGGTGTGACCCGTAATCCTCCTTCGACACGTACTTGGTTGAATTCAGTGGAGAGACGATTCAAGTTCTCCAAACGTCGCATAAAGACATTCTTCTCGAGAGATCCTCGTGCGTTATCTTTCAAAACTCTGCATTGTCGCAGAGCTAGATCCATAAGCGCATCAAAATCATTCTCGGTCATTCCTTCTTTTGCTAAGTTTCCACTTTTCGCTAGATCGAAACATCGCTGGGCTTTGATATAATTCTCTTCAAAGTTTTGCTCATTCAACCCCCCATAAAGGAGAGGCATAAATGATCCCTGTTGGAAACACAAGTATCCACCTTCTGCAAAGTAGACGACCGTTTCAAAAACAGCATCGACTAAATCTACGGCAGTGGTATGCTTGGGAGCAGCACCTATCGAAAACAATCGCATTCCTGCGAGTTCGAAATTGACATTAGAAGAATCGCATAGACCTAGAGCGATACACATACTTAATACTTTAGATATTTTAGAAAAGCCAGGATTCTTGTACATTAAAGTCCAATTATTCTGTGCCGATTTCAATACCTTAAGCCAGTTTGGTGTTTCGTTCTCCGGGAGATCAAACGTACCAGATTGCACATTATATGGTGTCTCCAAAACTTCCGAGATATATGAGCTGGCATGTAATACCATGCTCTTGTCTCGTCCATAGTGGGTCTTGATATATAATCCAAGAATAGACACAAATTGTGTGACAGTTGATACATCTTTCAAACTCCCTGCTAGAAGAACAACATTTTCGATTTTCGCGATAGTGTCCTCTTCAAGGTCAATACAATTTGCGGAAGAAAGTTTTTCCAATGAATTGAGAACAGCTGTTCCGCTAGCAGTTCCAAATTGAGGTTGGTATCCATCGAAATGAATCTTCCTCTTCTTCTTTCTTCCTGGGCTTTTCCTACCCTTACGAGTTTTTCCATACTCGTGTTTATTGTACAAATCACGTCGAAGCAGTTTATCCGCAGTATTCATCTGCGGTGAATACCCAATAAGGGTTTTCAATTTCCATATCCTGCGTTCGATGCGGTATAAACGGTACATCTTGTATAGTTCGTAAAATGCTCGCGTAGAAAGCGAGCACATAAGGACAATTAGTGCAGTCCAAAGTGAGCGAACCGCTACAACCAAGTTATCCATGGTCATAAACGGAAAGCCAAGTACCAGCACCAGGTACAAAACACACCCATACAATGGGAGGGCAAGCCTTTGACATACTTGCATCATTTCATCACCGAAACCACAGTATCGATTTGCCATTGAAAACTTATTCATGGTAATGAAATTAAAAGTACGTGGTCATTCATAAGAAAAACATTAATTGGGTCTAACATCCCAGAACATTAACATACTCTTCCTAACGGGATCTTACGATCACTCTGCCCGTATTAAAAGTAGTTTTTGTAATGAGCCTTCATAAATCTCTTCAACATAAGCTTCGAGTATATCATCGGACGTCACTCCTCAAATACTCTCTTTTGTGCTAGCAGCCGCGGTACACTGCTTAAATGATCATAGTTTGCGGGTATCCAAACCCTAATGCTCCTGCAAGACAGAGCCTATGACCAACGCCTCACTTAGAGGTTAAGTCTAATTCAATCAGGTTTCATGCCGACTTACCAAAAAATGGTAATCGAATAAATCGAGATAATCAATCTCCAACCGATTTCCAGATGACTAATCTTACACGGCAACAAATGTGTACACTTTCGCATACATAAAATGTGAGCTTGCAATAAAGCAAACGCGCCTCCTATTGGAGGTACACATCATTTGTTGCCCGCCTTCATCAATTCTGTGGGAAAACCAGAATCTCAGACGAGTCTATAGTTAATAATTCAACATATCATTAGGATCACCAATCCTTCAATGTTGAGAATTTCCCGTGGTGGGGTAGTTCACTGAAACAAACGCATAAAAGTTTTCAGCATATTTTATCGAGAAAAGGTATAACAGAGGGACATGAACGGTAGGCCCGAGGAGCGTCGTAACGCTCAACGAGTCTCACGAACAGTCCAACCGGGCGATGGTTC